TTTCTGCGAATACGTACTTCATATTTACCTTCTGGAACTATGAATGATACATTGTAACTAAAAGCATCTTTACGTTTAACAAAGTCGGTTCCAGTTACGCCAATGCGAATTGTTGATTCCCTTCCAGTTCTACTAATGCTACCAGAAGCAATAGTTGCTGAAGTTTGTTTTGCTGTAGCAGTTGATGTATATGTATAACCATAATTACTATCATTTGATGTTGTCTTAGTAGTTAAATTTAAACCAGTGTATGTAGCTGGCATTAAACTACGCTTATCTACTGTGCTATATATTGCAGAGCCGTGCATACAAATTCTATATAACTCTATTTCATTTGTAGGAATAGTTGGATATAAAGTATATGTTGTATCTAAATTTTTTGTAGTTTTCTTTAATCTAGCAAGCATTGAAGCGCTTGGATTAGCTGTTGATGTATCTGAGTAACTACCATAACGCACAATAAGTTTATTAAACTTATCAACAGTCAAAAACGCCCATCTATAGCATGGTGATGGAGTAGCTTGAAATCCTGAAGTAGTGCTGCCAAAAAATGCACCATCAATAGTGACCGTTGCTTGTTTAAATACATTTTCAAGAACGCCCCAAGGCTCCAATGGAGCCAATGTAGCATTGTCTAATTGACGCACTTGTACATCAGCAGTAAACAATTCTTCTAAAATTTTACCTGCGCCATCACCATCCATTTGTAAGCGTCTTAATCCTCTTGGGAAATGAAGATTTACGCTTACAGAAGTGCATAGCTCATTGATTACTTTTTCGTACCAAGGGGATACTATAGAGAAAGCAGTTCCAGTGGCTCCTGACGCGTTTACAGCAGTCTGAGCATAGGTAAATGTAGTTGGAGTTGGCGTAGAAGCAATAGTAAACGTACCATTAAACGCTGTTATGCCTGATATGGTGACTGAGTTACCAATGAGAAACGTATGTGCAGTAGATGTAGTAACTGTTACTACATTCGTAGCTCGAACAATAGATGTAATTGTTTTTGTCGTTTCTGTCGCAGCCATCTCAACATTAATAGCCAATTGCTCAACATCATTTGGATAGATTGAATTAAAGTATGAGTAATTTTCATTCAAATCTTGAAAGCCACTGATAGTTGATTGGTCTAATTCTTCAAGAGTATTAATGTCAGTTGAGCCAATACGCATGTCAGATATTTGCAATGGGCCATAACCCCATACAAGTAACATTCTTAGGTATGATGTGTCTGTGTTTGATTCAGCATAAATCTGTGCGCCCAACAAACCTGTAAAGCGCATTTGTCCTAATACTACAGGTATAGCACCGTATTGAGATGCTTGGTTACTACCACCTTGAAGTAAGTTTTGAGCGAGTGCAGTGCCAGGGCTTTCTGGCTGAGTTGGCATCCTTACTGGAAATATGGCATTTAATAATAAACTACCAACTACCGTAATACCTGCTTGAACAGCAGTCGCTGTCCATCCTGATAATGCCAAGGCTTCTGGGCCAACAATGTATGCCGCAGCCACCACAATGGCAATGGTCAATATCATTTTTATAACATTGCCTTCAGCAACGGCACGATATTGAATAACATCACCTGGCAATGGAACAATATGCCATTCTTCTTGAGGAACTAATTTTCCATTAATAAATATAACTGGATTAAAGTTATATTCTTCAGCAACAGGATATTGTGTTTTAATAAACTCAATGATTTCTGTAACGGATGAATTTGCAGGAACTTGACCGTCAATACGCTCAGTCTTTAACGGATGGGGTTTAATGGCAAGCGTTAAATCACCAACATTAACTTTTTCAACGTAACGATAGAAGCCTTCAATACGATGCTTCCATATCCCAGTGTCAAAACGCTCAACGGTGGTATCTGTATGCTCACTGACGTGAATAAATTGATTGGGTGATATAACGACCCCAACGTGCATAAATAAACCGTTTACACGAAGCAGGGCAACGTCACCAATAGTAGGAGTGTCAACTTTTTCCCAGCCTTCTTTACCCAAGGCAATAAGTTGCTCTATTTTAGTTTGCTGTTCCGCCTCATACTCATCAGCAAAAGATGGAAGCTCAATATTATATTGTTCTTTATAGATTAACTTAACTAAACCCCAACAATCAATGCCGTCTTTATCACGGCCTTTTTTTAGGTATTTAAGACTAATGTAATCATTCCACCATGTTTTCATTAATATAATCCTGGGAAATAAGACGGTGTAAAAGTATGGGCAGGGAACGGTTCAATTGCTAAAGATTCTACATTCAAATCTGCCACTATGCTATTAGCATTATACGTTATTCCGCTCATTAAAAACCCTGGGAATGAAATTTCTAATACATTAGGTGTCCTAGTTAATACCAATTCTATGCTTACGTTTAATGCAGTCGTAGCCAACCGTATTGTTGGTGTAAGGTATCTAGTTACATCGTTCAATGTAATTTGACATCGAGGCGCTGCATCTGCTTCTTCAGATGGCAATGTAATTTGAAACGGCAAGAACACATAATCATTGCCACGGCTTTGTATGCCATAGATTACATCATCGTCTGTTGAGCTAAGACGTTGCGTATAGTTATCCGCCAATCGAATTGGAGTGGTAAGACCAGCGCCAGTGATAGTTAATAATACAGCTAAGGTATCGTCACCATCAGGGCTAAACATTGCCTTTAATGCTGCTGGTGAAAATGAACTTAATCTACTCATGGCATTTGCTCTAGTGAAAATGAGATTTTATATAAATCAGGTGCAAAATAAGAAATACTAAAATACTTTCCATCTGATGACGGAACAAATCTTGTTTCAATACTAGCTTGAGTTCTAGGATGTGTAAAGTTAAATCTGGCCGTGCCTCTTAAGGTAGTATTGATAAATGTTTCCAATGTGGCGATTTGCGTATTATCCATTACAAATTCAATGTTCATTGTCCTAGGCTTCTGCCCTCTGTAGCGCATTTTAGCTGGCCCAGCATCCATTGGGCTTACTAGAACAAGAACGCCAGATACCTCAGAATAACTCTGAGAATCAGCGCTTGTAGGCAGTGTTGGAGGCCAGGTATATGTTGCCATGATTATCTTCCTACTAATGTTGGTCTTGCGTTAAATGTATTGCGAATAGCTTGGTTAGCGCCAGAGCCATTACGTCTAATCTCACCAGCAACCATATCTCCAATAGTAACTTCAATTTTACGATTGCCACGGCTATCTATTGTTTCATTTGCAGATGCTTGTGATGAGCTGTTATTGTTGATTACAACAGACACATTAGAACCCATTTTGTTTAACGGAACAATGCTACCTGTAGCTTGTGGAACAAACATCTCGGCACCACGCTCACCAACCAAATAACTATGATTTGGATTAACAGGGCCACCTGCGGCATCAGCACCACCATAGTTTAAGTATGGATTTTGGTCAATACTATAAGCTCCTGCAGTTGCACTAACTCCGCCATTGCCGCCAAGCATATTAGTAAAGAATCCACCAATACCGCCAGCTCCGCCTAACGCATTGCTTATAGAATTAAACAATGGCTCAGTGATGCTTTTTTGAATACTTAAACGCAACAAGTCTTTAAGAATTGAACTAACCATATCTGAGAAACTTGTCTTAGTATTAGTAAAGAAGTCAGTCATGGCCTGTGCAGAGTTTCTAGCAAAGCCATCGTAGATTCGCTCAAGCTCTTTAACCATTGAGGCTTCTTCTTTTAAAGCATCTTTACTTTCTTTATCGGCTTCTTTCTTATCTCTATCTAACTGTTCTTTTTTAGCAGTAAGGTCAACCAACTGCATACGAGCAGCAATTTCAGCATTTAAGGCATCAACATTCTCGCCTTTTGCTTCAAGCAATATTTTACGCTCTGTTAGGCGTGACAAATTGGTCGCTTCAATGGCGGCTTCTGTTTTACCGTAAGTATCAATCTCAATAATAAGTTTTGCTATCTTGTCATCAATAGTTTTTTGAGTTTCAATTTGAACCTTGTTTACTTCATCCATTTTCTCTTTTAATAAGTCTTGGATGTTGGCAGAACGCTCTACCAATAAATCTTCAGCTCTCAACTCATCTTGCAATTCTTTTAAAGTTTTAGCTTGGTCTTTTTTAGCTTTAGTTGCTTCTTTAGTTGCACCTGTCGCTTTGTCATATTTTTCTTTCAATATGGCTAACTTGGCAATTATCTCGTCATCAGGCAAACCAGCTTTTTTACCTTCAACCATAACAGTTGTCATATCTCGGCTGTAAGCCAAAGCCAACTCTTTATTGGTTACTAGATGTTTATTTAATTTTACATATTCTTCAGAAACTCTACTGGTATTCCCTGCATTAGTATCTGCTGCCTGAGCAATAGCATTTGAGTAATCAAGAATGTTTTTACGACCTTGTGATATTTGAGCATCAATCTCAGCTAACTTTTCTTTTGGAGTTGTAAACATCATAAATGGGCCAGCGTTCTTACCCATTCTAGCAACCCTATCGCGCTGCTCTTGTAATGTTGCAATCAACCTAATAGTTTCATTTATTTTTGTTTTTTCATCAGCCATAACATCACCAGGAGTAATGCCTTGTGATGTTAATTGTTTGCTGCGTTCTATTTGGTCGTTAATTTTTTTAAGCTCTGGTGTCATGCCACGAGCTTTATCAATCCATTGAAGGATGCTATCACCAAATAATATAATTCCTGATATAGCAATACCAACTGGGCCACCTAATGCGCGAATAGCTACAGACAATCCAGTTACGGCTCTTGCGGCCAATGTAGAGCTTGCTGCAACGGCTGTATTAAGAGCAACAGTTTCACGCATGGCAACTGAGTTTGCTGCCGCCCAAGCTGTTGTTGCTCTAGCATTATTAGCTAATGCTGCGGTTGAAGCTGCTTCAGCTAATGCTTTTTCTTTTAATAAAACATTTTCTTTAACAATTTCAATTTGACGAATTTGGCTTGCACGAATTGAAGCATTAATTCCTATGATAAATTTACCCAATTGCGCTCCAACGCCAACTAAAGCAGCATTGGCAAGTA